CTTAAGATGATTCATAAGGTTTCCAACCGAGACATCATTTACGTTAATAAGTATACCAGAGTCAATTTGACCTGATACACTATATCGTTGTAATTCATTTATTGTTCTACGAAAATCTGGAAAGTATTTCATAATCAGTTCAGCAAGAACTGGTTGTTCATAACTTACACCTTCTTTCGTAAGTATATGCTCAAGTCTTTCCATCATACCTGCAGCAACTGATTGTTTCTCACCTTTTGGAATACCAAACTCGATTACACTACACCTTGAATGTAATGGTTCAATAATCCTATTTTTAAAATTACACGTGAGTATAAATCTACAGTTTGCAGAGAACTCTTCAATAAACCCACGTAAAGCGGGTTGGGTGGATTGGGGATTTAGATAATCAGCTTCATCTAAAATAACCACCTTGTATCCACCCTCTAAACTGACTGAGCTTGCAAATTGCTTAATCTTATTCCTGAGGGTATCAATTCCAGACTCTTCTGAGCCATTGATTATTATATAATCTAAATTTAACTCTTTGCACATGGCTTTTGCAACGGTCGTTTTACCGGTGCCAGCAGTGCCCGTTAAGAGCATGTTTTGTAGTTCCCTTTGTTTTAATATTTGATTAAAATCTTTTTTTAGCTGTGAGGGCAGTATGCAATCTGACAGCGTGGACGGTCTATATTTTTCAACCCATAAGTGTTCTTGCATTATATAACCTCCCAAGCTTCAACTGTATCTAATCTAAAAGACCTCCAAGCGTCTTTATCTAGTGACCATACTGGAAATGCTTCCATGCCACCAGGGGAATATTCCATTGTTGTTGTTATTCCATTTTCTTTTAATATAGTTTCTTTTAGAGTACAAGGCATGATTCTTAGTTCCTTTGTATCTATTTTTCTGAATGAAACTTTTACTACTCCATTTTTTAAAGCCTCGAGTAGTTTGGCTCTCTCGCTTGTTTCCATAATATATCCTTAAAAAATTGAGGGGAGTTTCACCCCTCTTCATTATTCAGCTGCTTCTTCAGCAGGTGCTTCGTCAACTACAGGGACTGCTCCCTCTGGCGCTTCACCATCTTTTGGTGCGACTGAGTTCACGAATGCTACCACTCTATTTCTCAATCCGCCAACGGCTTCAAGCTCTTGGCCTTCAAAACCGCCACGCCTAGAACAGATATCAATTACCTGTACCATAGTTGCCAAATCCTGTAAAGAAAGTTGAGGTTGTTGACCACCTTCAGGTGCATCTACAACAGCTTCTTCAGCTACTTTCACTTCTTCTGACATAACGTCCTCCTAGGTTTGACTATTATATTTATACATGAAATACTGAATTTTTCTCCAAAGCAATAAAATATTCTATAGGATAATTACTATTTACCCAGTTTGAAATAAGCTTAGATGATATACTTACAAAGTAATCACCAGGCAGTAATTTCAAGTTTGGAATACTTATTACAAATTCGAACTCATTCTTACATGAATTTTCTTTATCCACATCAACACTAAAGTTATTTGATGTGGCATCTCTACTATCGGAAACGGAAGCTGTTATAACTCCACCACTTCCAGATAGCGTTAACTCAGTATGACCTAGAACTGCAGCTGCTTTTCGTATTTGATTCATTACATCTTCTGTAATGTTAATACCAACTTCAGCGTTTGGCATACTGATGTCCTTTTGAGGTGTTGTCAATATATCCTTTTCAGCATAGAAGTAATTTATCTTTTGCTGATGAGATACTTGATTTCCACCGACTGTATTGCTGATTAAAACTGACTTATCTTCAAAATTAAGTTGAGGGTTTTCAATAAGACCATATACTGACAAAAACTCGTTTAAATCATAGATTCCGAATTCAAGTGGAAAGTCCTCAACAATTTCAGATTTAGCCATAATTGTTTTAGCTTCCGATATGGTACTTAACCTTTGACCCGGCTTGAGTACCAAGTTAGGATTAATCGTAGCAAAGTTTTTTAACACATTAAGTGTATCTTCAGATAGTATCATATTTCCTCCATAATGTACTATTATATCACATTTCAGTGCATTTGTACACTGTTAAATGAACCTCCCATGAGTTGACAATGATTTAGATAATTCCAATGCTTCCATTGTCATCTTAGGGTCTTTTTCTATACCAATATAGTCCATGTGGTCTATATGATATATTCTACCAATAGTACCATTCATCTCAATTTGTTCTATCCATCGATTTGCATAGTATCTATAGTATTTAATCTTTTGTGCTGGTGACTCAGGAACTCTTACATAAAAGTTGATATCAACATTATCAATTTTTTCATATTGACTTTCATCTAAGAAAAAGCCTTGGTGTTTATTATTCAATCTAGCAGTTTTAACTTCATAAGTTCTAGTTCCAATTGTTCCATCTTTCGTAGAGTCAAACCAATTATCTGTTTTAGTAGCTCCTACTATCTTATCTCGTATTAAGTTCTCACCTAGCTTTCCTAGGGTCACTGTCTTATTTTGTCTTGTCATGTTCGTGTAAAGCAATAATAGAATAATGGAGGACTTTCAATAGGTCACGACGTGCATCCTCATGTGTCCCCTTTTTACCATATCGCTGTGCATACTTTAAAATGTTTCCAATAGCAAAACCTATACCATGACCACAATCCGATATGAACTCAGTTGATTGAAACTGGTTTTTTGAATAGTGCCCATCGTAGGTATTGTCTATATACGCCTGGAGCTCTTGAATAAGAGCCCCTTCGCTGAATTTATAATTAATAGTCTTCTTCGACATCATTTACCTCTTCGGTTTCTGGAGCACCCATGATTGCAGGGTCCTCAGCTACGACTTTGGTATATAAATCCAAGAATGCAGCTTTTGTATCTTCATCAAATCTTGAGATACAAAGGTCAATTGCTTTATCAATCTTTCCAAAGATTGCATATGTTTGGATGATATGGCAAAGTCTTCTTGTTGAGATTACTTCGTCAATACCATCATCGTAAAAAGTTCTTCTAATTACATCAGCCCATGTGACTAAGTTTTGAGCCAACTCATCAGCTGTAAAATCTCCACTACTATCGCTTGGAATGAATTTATCCATGTGCTTAAGTAATATTTTCTTTTCAATATTCATTGATGGAAACTTTTGGTCTACTGAGATTGTAAATCTTTCTAAGAAAGCTTCATCGATTATAGAAGCTGCTGTAAATCTACCATCATCAGAACCTTTACCTTTTGTATTGGCTGTGGCTATAACATTAAATCCATCAGCAGGCTTAATAACTTCTCCAGTCTTTTTAACAAGTACTGGTTTACCTTCAAGGATTCCTTGTAAGCACATAATTTTATTTGTAGCTCTATCAATCTCATCAAGTAATAAGATTGCGCCATTTTCCATTGCTTTAAGAACTGGTCCTTTAGCAAATACTGTTTCTCCATTGATAAGTCTAAACCCACCCAATAAGTCATCTTCATCAGTCTCAGGATTGATTTGAACTCTTATGAATTCTTTACCAAGCTTAGCACAAGCTTGTTCAACCATGAAAGTTTTTCCATTACCGGAAAGACCACTGATGTATGTAGGGTAGAACATTCCAGACTTAACAACTTTTACGATATCATGGTAATTACCCCATGGTACGAATGTTTTGTCTACGGTAGCAAATGTTTTTTCTTCATTTACTATTGATTGCATTTGAGCTGCTTCTCTAGGAATGGAAGCTACAACAGCGGGAGTTGCTTCTCTTTGTAGAGGAATAATAAGTCCAGCTAAATCATAGGTTCCTATTTTGACTCTATTATCAGCATCAAAGATTGGACCATAATCTTTTCCTTTATACCCGAAAGATTGGCCAACATCTACAATTTGTTGTTTACGAAACTCTGTTTGGTCTGGGTACCTTGAAACAAGTTCCTTTAGAATTACCTCGGTTGAGGGTTTTAGGTTTTTCACGTCATTCATAATATATTTTACTCCTTATTTTTTTAATATATACTGTATATTATACACCGTTTTTCTGCATTTGTAAACGGTTTTTTTCATTTATTTTCATTTAGGCTACAGCCCTCCCAAAATTAGTTAACAATACTTTGTTGTATTTTTTAGACTTACTGTGCTTTTTAAAGGCTGCTGTGATTTGGCCTTTAGTTGCATTATGGTCTACATTAAATTCTTCTTCTTTTGTTTTCAGATTATTACCTGACTTGATAACATAGTACTCATCGTATCCTTTCATACCTTTTGTAGTAAAGCATTTATTTTTTCTATACTCTTTACCAGCATCAGCGTAAAATTCTCTGTACTCTTCAGTCCAAGTATCATCATCGTTATTGACTTCATTATAAACTCTTGCCATAATGTTTTTCCACTCATGAGCTCCATTTGTGATAAAGAAACCGATGGTTGTCACGTTGAGATATTTTTGCATATCCTGTAGTAAAGCATTTGTAAGTCCTCTTCTAGTATTTT